TAAGCGCCCTTACAGTGGGTGAAGTAGTTTCTGGCATAGTTGCTGGGTCAAATTTTTTCATTATTAACTCTCAAGCGCTAAGATGTAAGGGGTAAGAACGGCAAACAAACTTCTATCAAAGGCAACTCCAGTAATGTCTCCAGTGCCTCGGTTAATTACTAAATCATTTCCAATTCTAAAATCACCTAGTTGGTCTGTACTAGTGCGGTAAACTTGACCGCCACCCTCTTCAATAACTTCAAGTGCTTGATTTGGAATTCCACCTGCTTGAGGAAGTGCTGTTGTTAGATTAGTTCCTGAGCCAGCATACTCAAAGGTATGACCAGCAGCCGTAATTCGACTTGATTGATAGAACTTTGCTTCGGTATTGGCACTAATTGCAGTTGATATTCTTTCAGCAAAAGTTAGATCTACCGTTCCATTTGGCTTTAATTCTATTTTTTTAATTGTGTAAAAAGTAACTCCATTATTAAAAGACACTACGTTGTTAGCATAAGGGAGTTGAGCAGGTGTAATGTTTGTAATATTTACAGTAGAAGCACTTACGTTAGTTGCTACAGAAGTTCTTCCTGTGTAAAGAACTGGGCTTACACCAGATGCTTTAAGTCCTATATTACCAAAGCTAGTATCAGAACCAATAAGAGAACAGAAGGCACCAGTTTCACAGAGAACTCCAACATCACAGCAGATGGTGTAAATTCCAATTAACTGCGCATAAGCCATATTTTTAAGGTGAATACCTTTTCCATTTTGGTTAATTTGGGTGTATTGAGCAGCAAGCATAGACTTTCCGCCCCCAACGTGGTTTCCATCAACACGCATACCTGTACCAGTAGTTGTAATAGATGAGCAGTTGTAGACGTAAGGACTCTGAGTAATTACTCCCGCAGAGCCATTTGGGTTATAGGCAATTGCTGCTGCTGGAGATAAGTGCCCTCTAAAAGTTACCTCAGTTATGTAACTTCCATTACTTACATAAAAAATATCGCTAGTAGGGTTTGCTGGACGAATAGTCACAGTTCGTAGACTATCTCCGACAAGTGCAACTTTTGTTGGAATAGTTACTGGGTTAGCTTCTGTGTATTCTCCACTTTTAACAAAAACAGTTGTGTCAGACGTTGCAATAGCCATAGCAGCTTTAATAGTAGCTTTTGCTTTAGCAAGGGAACGCCCATCATTGCTATCGTTACCACTTTTAGACACATAAAGAACGTTAGGTGAAGTTTGGTCCGGTCCTGTAGGTCCAGTAGGACCCGTAGCTCCTGTAGGTCCTTTAGCTCCGCCCAGTGATGGGTTAATAAGAATAGGTGAAGTAGAAGTTGGATTAATTACTACTACGTCAGAGCATGTACAAGGGCTATTGCTGCAACTCATTATCCCTGCCAACTTGGAGCATAAGGATCGTTGTTAACATTCGTAACTTGATCTTCTGTAATTACTGCGCCCTTTAAGTATGTTCTTTGATATTCATCATCTGTATCTGAAGTAATTTGTATATCCCAGATAGACCTTGGCGGCAGACTCTTAGTCTGTTCGCTAGTCAAAGAAAGCTTTATTTTTCCGGCTGCTTCATCTAGCATAGTTATGTTAAATGTAGCCAATACTAAAAGAGCTCCGGAATAAGATCTAATTTGAGATAGCAATGTGTAGCCATCTAAATCAAATGGGAAGTCTAGCTCTACTTCGAAAGAATCTCCACGGTACAGAAGAATATCGTAAGTCTCTACAGTGCTTGTACTTTGATCCATGTAAGTAGACATAGGCACACGTAGACGAATTGGTCGTGAAGAATCTGACAATTCTTGTGGCTTGTACACAGGTACGTAACGGTTTGTACGTGTAGAAATTTTACGCAAAGTTGCAACTTCAATGCGGTGTAGGCCAATGCCAAGCAAATTGCAAAGCTCACGGTATTGTTCTTTACGGTATTGGATCATTTCCATTAGCTGGCGGTAACGCTCAGAACGTGGAATAGAAACACCGTCTGGTGCTGAGATGTCAATGTCGTACGAAGCATCAGTGGCTAGAGTAAACAAAGCCATGGTGGCAGCCAATAAAACTATTGGGTATTCTTCAACTGGAGGTAAGTTAGTAAGAGTAACTTTAGAACCATAAGCTGTAGTGTTTGTGCCGGAGTGCTCTAAGAAAGCAATATTAACGTAGTTATTAATTTCAGCGTCTGTAAAGTATCGGTAGTAATTTCCGGCTACAGTAATAATGGCACCGTTAGCAGGCACGCTAGCCAGGGTTAAAACACCTGTATGTTCCTCAATTGTTGAGGTAGTAGACACATTTGTAGTACCTACTTTAATTGTTAAATCTGCCCCATTTACTGGGTAATATGAAAGATTATATCTTTTATTAACGCCATCAGAGACAATGGTTTCTACAAAAGACTTACCAATATCTGTTAACTCACTTCTTAGTGAGTTAGCTAAACCTTGTAGAGTTGCCACGTAGCTATCCTTTAGTATAAGTTACTAGATTTATTATCTCTATTAAGCGCAATAAAATCTGTATAAAAAAGCTCGCGCCTATGGGAGGGCGGTCATAGGCGCGAGCAGTCTAACAAAGACCAGGATTAGAGACGGTCGTAAAGATAGCCTTTTTCTTGCAAGTGCTCGGCTACATTTTTTGTGACCTTGTATTTTACTCCGGCCTTAAAACTGTAATGGTTTCCTACGCCAATAGTCATCATGTCTAAATCTTCTGCAACACGTACAACTACGGTATTGTCTGCTAGATCTACGCCAACACTTTCAATTTCTTCATCAATAACTGTTGGGTTTTGTGAACCTTTAGATAGGTCAACTGTTTCCGTTTCCATACGGACTGCGTCTAGAGCTGTAGCAATAGACATTTCTTCTGCACGCTTAGCTAATGCTTCTGCGTTTTCTTTAATCAGCTTTTCACGCTGACGACCTGTAACGTCGGTCACTTTAGGCTTTGCGGCCATAATGTATTCTCCTAATGAGTGTCTCGATATTTATGTGGTAGGAAGGGGGCCCGAAGGCCCCCTCCCAAAGGTATTACTAGTTGGTTTTAGCGATAACTACCGACTGGTCGGTGATTAGGCCAAGACCGTAGATTGAGTACCATGCAAGTGCGTGCTCACGACCAAAGTCAAGAATACCACCATCGCGCAGTTCAACTGGCAATGAGATAGCGTGACCAAAGGCGTTGTCACCGATGAAGATAGCATCGTAACGAGAGGCATTTCCGGTATTCTGTAGTGTCATTGGTGTGCTGTAGCCACCGCCGGTTGAGTAGCCTTCTGGAGTAGCAAGAGCTGTATCTGTTCCTGTAGCGCCTGTACCAGCACCGTTCTTAACTTGACGAACCTGTGTGGTTTCAATGAATACACAGTCGTACAAACGGCCGATTTCACCAAGCATGAAGTTACCAGGTGCGGCGTACTTTGTTACTTCGATGAATTCTGGATTGTCGCGTAGACGACGTGACTGGTGCGGATGCACGAAAGCTACGTAGGTTTCGCCCAATCTTGGGATATTCTTGGTTGCAAGTGTCTCAACTGCATCCTTGACAGTGTGTGTCGATAGGTAAGAGTCGCCTGCAAGTGTGGCGTTGCTTGTAGCAGTATCGCCGTATGCGTACCAGTTGTTGGTTCCACCAATAGCACTACGGTCTTCACCGTAAATTACTGAGGAAGCTGCGTAAAGGGTATCGCGAGCCTGGCCATCAAGGTAGAGAGCCATGTTGCGGCCAAGAAGGCGGGAAGCGGATGCCATAACATCATCGAACGAAGCGTTCAATAGAAGTTCGGAAACAGCAATACCGTAGCCATGCTCAGCAACAGTGATACTGAACTGCTGTGCAGTCAGTGCGTTGGTTGACATACGTACACCTTCAACAAGTGCGTTTGCAGCACCCAAGTTGTTGTAACGTAGGAAGTTAATCTGGAGACCAGGTGCTACGCCAAGTTCGGTCTTCTTAACAGCGAACTGTTCAAAGCGAAGGATTGGCATAGACTGGAAAAGGATTTCCTTTGACCAGATTGTCTGAATTGCTTGCGTAAGCTGCGAGTTTGAACCCGAGTACGCGGTTGGGGAACCGGCTAGGTTGCCGGTACCGGTAATGGACGAAGCCATGTGGTGTTACTCCTTAGATAGAATATAAATGGAAATTTAGCTATTGCTAGCTGAATAGACCCTTGCCGCGATCGGAGGCTGCTTGACCAAGCAGTTTCCCACGGTATTTGGCGTACTCACTCACCGACATGGAGGCAATTTGCTCTGCCGTGAACGTTTGTTGGTCCGAATTGGTGTCCAGGGGTCCTGACGCAGGAACCGTTACACGGCTCCCTGTCATTTCACGACGAGCAGACGTCATTGCTTGCTGCGCCGATTCAAGGATTCGCGATGAACGATCCTTGAGTCCTGCAATGCTTCCCTCAATTTCATCTGGAGTGTTACCAGTAATGAGGTCGATCAGTTCAGGAATAATATTATCGCGTTCCTCGTCAAGACGAGCATTACGATAGTTCTGCAGTTCGCTGAAGTTACGTTCACGTTCTAAAAGTGCGAAAGCTTTTTCGCGCTCTTGCCGTTCTGCATCTAGCTGGGAGGCAAACTCAATTTCTTTTAGAGCTAGTAGCTCTCGGACTTCGAGTTCCTCTTCTTGCTTCTTCTTAGCTTTTTCAGCCCTCTCAGCTTCACGACTAGCTTCTTCAGCAGCTTTAGCTGCTAGTTCTGCTTCGCGGTCTTTCTTAAGAAAATCAAGTTCTTCTTTTAGCTTTTCAATTTGAGGGTAAAGCTTTGACTTTTCTTGTTCACGTACCTTGCGTAGATCTTCTTCAGAGTATGACTTATCAGTCAATTCTTGTGAAACCTCTACTTCTGGGGTTTGTTCAACAAACTGCGTTTCGACGCCTAAAACGTCGCTTTCACTTTTTGACATAGTGATTATTCCTTTGTGTATTTAGGTCGTTTTCCGAATTATTAGCACGATAGACCTGCTGATTTATTATGTATATAGCGGAACACATCTTTAAAGAAATGTCTCGCTAAACCTTATGTTACCTAACTTTCGTCTGCGTCAGGTCCTCTTCGTTGAGGTATTTTTGTTCCGTAGGCTTTAGTAACAAGGTCAGACTGAAGCATGGCCACTGTCTCTTGTTCAAACGGCGTCGGAGGTGGCGTAGGCATTGGAGCACCATCAGGGCCTATTTGTGGAGGCAAAGGGCTTCCATCAGGAGCCATACCAGTTAACGAAAGTATTGCAGAGTTAATCTGACCCTTAAGCAAATTAAGGGCACCATCAGACTGAGCATCGGCAATAAGTTCTGCTCTAATTTCTTCAAGCTTCTCGGTAGGGAACTCTTCGCCTAAAGTACGTAACGCACCTTCACGACTTTCAAGACCCATACTCATCTTAGTTTGAATTTCATTAAGAGCAATAAGTTTATCCAACGGCAGAGGCTGTGGAAAATGTACAAAACTTTGGTAAGTAAGTGGATCACTAGGGTCTAGTACAGGATATTGATCCTTTTTAAGTGGCCCATTAAAATTAGGGTTCCACTTAAGCAGTTCTGGTTCTTTAAATGCAATAGTGCGCATAATCAAACTATTGATTTCTTCAAGACCTTTACCGTATTGAACTACCTTTTGATTCCAACGGTTCATCAATGGCTGGAAAGTAATAGAAAGCGCAACACCTGAGGTATTAGAAATTGCCTGAGTTTGTCCAAGAGCAGTTTCTGGAACACCAACCATTTCATGCATAGCACGCTTAACAGTTCCTAAGTACTCAAGAGCGCCGTTTAAGCCACTGCCTCCGCCTTCTAGATTGAATACGTTAGCGTCTTTAGGAAGACCGCCCCATACTTTCTTAGGGCCCTTTTCTAAGTTAGAGGCTTTTGCGCCAGTAATAACAGTAACTGGTGCGGCGTGGTAGTTAACAATGTCTGCAACATCTGTAGCCACTTCATTGTAGTTACGATTAAGAACAATAATATCGTGGCAGTCTGACAGACCCCATGGAGAACCAGATACAAGAACGTTTGGAATGTGGACTACCGGAACCACGCCAAGTGGATTAGGTCTTGAGTCAATAAGCTCATCATTGATGTACTCTTCGATCATATCGTCAGTAAGAATTTCGGTGTAGGTGTACACCTGACGGGTGCCTTCCATAGAAGTTCCCCAGAAACGGTACTTTAACTTAAATCTGATGAGTCGGTTTCTGTCGTGCGGGTGGAACTCTGGGAAACAGAACGATGAATTAAGTGGAAGGATGCGAACACGGCCTGGATGTATTTTTCCAGTACTGTCCTGCCAACCTTCTTCATATGCGACTTTAACAAAGCAATCTCCTGAGACTCCACCTTGTTGCCCCATTTCCCATAGGACACCATGCTTATTGTTATCTATTTCCCAAACTCTCTTAAGAATGTCAGGGATAATAGCTTCTGTTTCTTTAGCGCTTCTAAATTGAACGCCTCTTGTAAATGTAAAGTTTACAATGTAATCCGTGAATGCACGGTAGTAGTTGTACACCATCTGGGTTTCGCCAATTTCACGGCGGTAACTCCAGTGATGTCCTAGGTACATGGCCCAGTTAAGGGAGTAACGATTTAGGCGAGGTCCGTGGACTTCAAACTCTTCATCAGCTAGTTCTACAAGTCCTAGCGGGGAAATGGAGATTGTAAGGTCAGACGACGCCGCACGATAGGACGGTGGGCTAAAGTCAATACTCACAAACCACGTCCTTCCATATTAATTCTCATAATGCCCTCTAAAGAAGATTCTTCTTCTTTTTTTCTCGCTTAAGTTCAGCGGCTTTGCGCTT